AATATTGTGTTTATCAGTTTCATAAAGGTAACTGCCTATGAGATTCGGGATGATTACTTCTTTCAACAATCCCTCCTCGTCAATTAGCATACTTACGCACTGCCCCTTGATCTTAGTCGGATGGTCCATTTGGTGTAATTCTGTATATAATCGCTTTGGCATCACATGCTCATATAATCTGCAGTCATTTCCTATCAGCTCTCGAAGCTTATTGTTCTGTTCCTCATGGGTTCCTGTTGGAAACTCATGTACGGATAATTCCAAATCCGTTGAAATCTTAATCAGATTCATTACTTACCAGCTCCTTTCTGACACTTCATGCACAGCGGTCTTCCAAATTTATTGAGTGAGTATTCATATACCCTTTCGTTGATTTCTGCTCCACATCCATCACAGAAATATCCAGTTGTCTCATTTCCATTTGTTGTCGGCTGTGACTGTGGCTGTTCCTGTGCCGGCTGTTCCTGATCGAACCAGTTTCTTTCCTGTTCTTCCACAGCCCCATCACTATCCTCAACCTGTTCGGAAGTAAATGCAGGATTGTCAATTTCATCCTCCGGATTAAAGTCTGACGAAAATGCTTCGCCAGAAAATGCAGTGGAGATTGCAGGCGGTGTGGATGAGGCACCGAACATATTTCCCATGGAATTCATCCCCTGTTGGAGCATTGCACTTCTCACTGTAGGATCCGTGTAATCTGGTGCAAATGTTACTGTAGGAACAACAAACGGCTTCTCCAATTCTGCCTTTGAGTATGTCCCCTTAATACCAAGCAATGCTCTGATAACTCTGAGGATTGCTCCTGTCTGTGCTTTTTCAGAAGCAGTCTTTCTGAGAAGTGTCATATTCACCAAGATTGACCTCTCGATATACTTTTCCCTGTCACTGTCAGCAATGACATAATATTTCTCTGGCTTGCCCCACTGATTCGTCTTCTCTGGATCATCTTTCCACTCTCCTTTGAACATTTCAGAGGCGGCCTTGGCAGCTCTCCAATCATGGATTCCCATAATTGACTTGTCCATAAATTCAAGGCGGTACTTAGATTCTTCATCATCAAGACAAATACGCTTTGTCTCCATGTGTGTCTTGTAGCTTCCGTCCGGAAGTCTTACTGCTCCGTATGCCTTGCCAACATAAGTATTTGTATTTTCTCTTGTAACTGTTGTGTACTCAGGATGAAACTGGATTCCTGCCGCAGTTGCCAACTTCATAAGAAGCGGCTTTGCAGGTGAGAAAACATCCTCGTATATGGCTTTTCCTTTTCCATCCTCTCCAGTCTTTACCTTTCCTACAGAAAAGATATCCCCTGAGTTCGGTGCTGTGTCCGCCACCACTTCCATAACGGAACACTTATAAAATGGGTTGATCTGCACTGATGTAGCTGATGGTAACAGCAGGTTGCAGTTTGGATATTTTGACTGAATTTCAGCCAAAGCATTTGAATTGTTCATAGATTAAACCTCCATATTGTGTAATATTTACTTGATTTATAAGACTGGAACTGCTACAATATGGATATCCGTAGGGGCACTCCGATCTGTGATTGGGTGCTCTTTTTCCATATCACGCAATGTTCTGCATAAATCCATAGTGAATTTTGAAAAAGCAAGGCTTCTTACATACTCCTCTGTCAGCTTCACCAAATACCAATGCTGCATCACAACCGCTCTCGGTTCACGCTGATATATGTACGCCTGCTTATGTCTGGCATACTGTAATGCCTCCTCAAACTGTTCATCTGTAATCGTGCATCCGAGCAGTTCTTCCACTTCTCTTTTTTCTACGATGTCGTTCATATTCCAACTCCTCCATTGAATCAAATAGATAGTTAATCGCTTTCCATGCTCCCCAATAAACCGCGGGGATCAGTAAATATTCGCCTCCCACCGCCTCATACCCTCTTTCGATATAGGCAAGGTGAAATGACCATTTTCCAATAGCGTATGTAACGAGTAAAGTCCACATAATCGCTATCAGCTCTCTTTTTAACCTTTTTCGTCGCATACCAATCACTCCTTGTAAAAATAATGTCTCCCGTGTCTAAACAGGAATGTTAAATGTTCGCTGTGCCATGTAGAATTACTCCTGCTTTCAAAGTAGGTTGCTCCCTCACTTCCGTCCCATCCTTTATCCCGGATAAGCCGTAAAGCCTCATAACAATCCCTGTTCGGTTCCACTCTGTTATATCTTCCGTTGCTGATCGGACTAAACTGCCCTTTCTGGAAAATAACCTCTTTGATGGTATCCGGAAATTCATCATCCAAAACCCTGTTCATCACCACCAGCATTACAAGAGCTTTTCCTTTTGTGTCTTCTGATTCAGCCTCCGCCATAGCGATTTTAGCCAATAGGTAATCATCTTCATTGATACCCGATGTCTCCTCATCCCGCTCCGCGTATGGTGTTGCAGTTGGCGGAATCTCAGTTGCTGCCGGCGTCTCATAGGGTGCTGCATTTTTCTCCTCCGAAACAGCAGCTTGCGTGATAATTTCAACTCGATCTGTCTTTTTTGCCGGCTCTCCTGTAAAACTATTCGCAAATGCCACCACTGACACCAAGGAAATTCCAAATACCATTAGCAATCCCAATATGCACCTATTTCTCATGCTCCAACAGCACCTCCTTTTTGTCCGTCAAAGGCAAACGCCATCTGTCCGCCTCTTCCATCCATTCTCAAATACTTTCTGTAATACGCCCTGCTCTGCTCTTTCTCTCTTTCCTGCGTGCTTTCACAATCGCACTTTTCATTAGGATCCAGATTACTTCCACAGTTTGGGCAAACATTGTAATATGCCATGTTGCACCTCCTATTCTTCAATCATGCATCTTTCAAAAAAATACTTTCTTGGCACTTTCCCTGTCGGATATGCCGGTGTCAGCTTCCCGGCTTCAACCAATTCATCGCGAAGCTGTCTTATCAGTCCATAGGCTTTATTTTCCCCGCATCCAAGGTACTCCATCACCTCATTTGCACTGATGTAATATTTCCCAGCGGGTGATATAACCCCTGGCGCTGTTGCCAATGCATTCATCCTCTCACCTCCCGTGATAAATCCTGTTTTACGATCTGGTCCATTGTTACACCAAAAAAATCAGCAATTTTAGCCAGCTTATCAACAGGCGGCTCAATCTCTCCAATTTCATACTTGTGCGAAATAGTTTTGGAAACACCAAGCAATTCTGCAATTTCCTGTTGTGTCATGTTGTGTTCTCTCCGCAGATATGCGATGTTGAGTGCATATACCGGTATTGGTGGTTTCATTTCTTTCAAGACCAGATCATCAAGCGTAACGCCGAAATACTTTGCCAGTTTAATAATCGCTTCGATTGTTGGCGTTCGCGTACCTCGTTCCCATGATGAGATTGTCTTTTGGTCAACCCCAAGCTGAATTGCAATTTCTTGTTGTAACTTACCTTTCATTTTTCTGAAATATCTCAAGTTTTCTACCAAATGCAAATCATCATCTCCTTTCGGCTTGGAGCTACCTGTTGCTCCGAGCATATATTGTATTGATTTCCCGATTAGGATTTGAATTCGGATTGGATTGGATTACGGACGCATTTGTTGTCACTTGCTGACACTTGACAGCAACTTGCAAACAAAAAATTATTAAGCCCTACTTCGTCAATCGCACCGCCAGACTGTCCTCGCATATGCTCGGTCCAATGATACTTCCGACCGTTTCGAGCCTATTTTTTATAAGTTTTTCTTAATCCATAGCTTCATGCTCTGCGCAATCTCCTCTATTTCCTCCAAATTTCTCATTACAGCTTCAAGTTCCAGCTTTTCGCTTTCATCAATCACGCCATCTGCAGTGATATCAAGAAGAGTTTCCCTCGTCTTTCCAATTTTCCGAAAAACAGAAAGTGTTCTGATTGTGATTCGGTCCAAATCGGCAAGTTCCGCTTTCGGCATCTCTTTCCCAAGAGGACACATGGTCCTGCAAAAATAATTTTCAAGTTCGGGAGCATTATACAAACCCGCCATCAGCCTTATTTCTTCCGGATAAGGTACTGCAATACCACTTTCTATTCTGTAAAGCCGCCCCCTGTCAATCGACATATAGTCAGCTGCGCCCTCCCGGCTACTCAACTGCTCATTGTGTGTTGCGGCATTACAACGGGCCTGATAAAAAACATTGGAGCTTGTCTTCGCTGTTATATTTGCCATTTTCTATGCATCTCCCTCCGTAGTACAATTATTTTTAGAGAATGTTATATCTTCCACCTGAACATCAAATAGTCTCGCTATTAAAATTGCCTTTTTTAGCGAAGGAGTTCGCTTGCCTGATTCATACATTCCAATAGTAGCGGAGCTGACACCGAGTTTCCGTGCCAAGTCACGCTGGGACATTTTTTTCTCGCCCCTCAGTTCTGCTAACGATTTGTTGTTATTCACGTTTTTTTCTCCTTTCTGCTCACATTATGTTGCTTTAGTTAAATAATACTCACGCATTGTTGTTTTGTCAAGTGTTTTTTTAACTTTTTGTGAGCAGTTGCTTTTTTCACTTTTTTTGCTCACAAAATGTGATAAAATATATAAGAATGGAGGTTACATAATGGAGATAGGAAAAATAATCTCACAACTTAGAAATGACAAAGGGCTCAACCAGCGCGAATTAGCAATACATTTAGGTGTGAGCAATGGTGCAATCGGAATGTGGGAAACCGGGAAACGCCAACCCGATTTAGAAACGATCAAAAAAATTGCATCATTCTTTAATGTCTCTGTTGATTATCTTTTAGGCAACACTTCGGATTCAGAGACAACATCTTCTGAAGCACCCGGTAACGGCTGCGAAAATTCCATTAACCATTGGATTGCAAAAACCGGTCTTGGAAATAACGAAATTGCAAAGCAACTTGGCATTTCTGAAGATTTACTTGCTGACTACATACAGTTAAAAGTACCTATTCCATACCCGGTACTTTCTGCTTTGTCAGAAATATGCGATGTTTCAACGGATTGTCTCTTGGGAATAATCAAAGCAAGCCGGAGAACAGATTTCGACAATGTATTGCCTTTCAAATACAATTACGAAATTGCCAAAAGGATCCGGAAACTGTGCAACGATAACAACATCGACACAACATCTTCTTTTTTAGAAAATCTGTTGTGTCTGTCAAGTCAAGAAGTGTTTTATCTGATTGAGTATGGTTTTGTTCCGCATGTGGACACCATTATAAAACTGGCGGAACACTTCAATGTCTCCTGCGATTATCTTTTGTGTGTGATCGATGAAAAAACCGAAAACGCATTATCAAGTTTTCACAGATTAAACGAAGATAACCAGGACATAATTGTCGGAGACATGAAAAAGTATCTTAAAGAACAACGCTACGAAGAAACTGTTGCAGCAGAAACTTCTATGCGAGAGGCAAAATAATATCCTTCGAGTGGTACCGGAGGCGGAGGGGGAAATAATATGAAAAAAAGTAAACTTGTCATTATGTGTTCTTCTTTGTTATTGGTTTCTCTCATATCCATTGGATGTGGAAAAACAAAATACAACGCCAGCGACAAAGCATTATCCTGTGCGAATCAGGCAATTAAAGCAGGACACCAATACATGGACGGAGATAGATCTGCAGATGAGGTGAAGAATACACTTGAACATCTGTGTGCTACTATGTCGTATGCAAAAGACTACACTTATGATGAAAAAAGTGACGATGATGAAAAGTACGCCGATGCCGACTTGCAGTTTTACATATCTCATTTAAGCACTGATATTGTACTTGATACCGGAATATCTGCAGATACTGATTCGTTTGATGATGTAAAAGAAACTGTCGAAAAATTAGAACAACTTGTTGATGAGTACGATTAAGAGGTGGTATTATGCCTGCATATAAGTACACACTCAAAAGCGGTAAGACGCTTTGGTATGCCAATTTCTATTACACTGATTGGACGGGGGAAAAGAAACATATCTGCAAAAGAGGTTTTAAGACACAACGAGAAGCAAAAGAATATGAAAAATCCTTTATGGATCAGCAGAATAACACCAGTGACATCCTCTTTGCTTCTCTCGTTTCAAATTATCTGGAAGATATGAAGCACCGTTTAAAGCCTACCACAATGGAGAATAAACAATTTATTATCGATACAAAAATTCTCCCATACTTTGGCAAGCAAAAAATATGCGATATTGATACAATCAAGATCCGAAAATGGCAAAACGAACTTATCTCCTACCGGGATGATAACGGAAAACCATTTTCACAGACATATCTTAAAACGGTAAACAATCAGTTGTCTGCCATTATGAATTACGCCGTATCTCACTACCGGTTACAGGCAAATCCATGTAAGGCTGCCGGCAGCATGGGTCGGAGCAAGGCGGGCGAGATGAATATATGGACACAGGCAGAGTATGAAAAGTTTTCACATGCCATAAGTAAATCGTCCATGAAGCTGGCATTTGACATTTTGTTCTATACCGGCATGAGATCCGGAGAACTGCTGGCACTCACACCGACAGATATCCTGCCGAATAAGAGAATTGACATTAACAAAAACTACGCTAAAATCAAAGGCGAGGAACTATTTCTTGAGCCAAAAACGCCAAAAGCGAAGAGATGTATATCCATCCCGGATTTTCTGTATGATGATATTCAGGAGTATATTTCAAAACTCTATGGCATTGGAAATAATGACAGAATTTTCTATTTTCAAAAGACAGCTCTGGAAAAAGAAATGAAAAGAGTCTCTGAACGGACCGGTCTTAAGCCAATCAGAGTTCATGATCTCCGACATTCACATGCCAGTATGCTGATTGATCTTGGATTTTCGCCTCTGGAGATTGCCGAGCGACTTGGTCATGAATCAGTAAAAACCACACTCGATACTTATTCGCATCTTTATCCGGATAAGGACCAACAACTTGCCGATCGGCTGAACCAGTTTCGCAGCAGCCAAGGAAAATAA